CCGCAAGGCTGTGCTAACTGGCTACGGCTTCCTCGTGGTTTCCACTGACGTTGACCCGTTCACTGGCGAGCCGACTGTTGTCCTTGAAAGCGTGAAGCACTTGCAGTCCGTGGCCATGGACCCGTCAATCTGCACGGTGAATGGCGAGGATGCCGAGGAAGGCGCCATCGTCAACTACATTTCGTTGCGTAAGGCACGCAGGCTCTATGGGGAAGATGTGGCCCCGTTCGATTATCCGAACAGTGCCGCAGCCTTGACTTTGCCTACGGGAGACGGCTCGCAGTGGGCCTGCCCTGCCGACCAGATTGCAGTGGTTTCCTACTACGTAAAGGAAAACGAGGGCGTACATTTCTACAAGATTTGTGGTGACAAGATTGTGCAGAACGAAATCCTGCCCATCAAGTACATCCCGATTATCCGTATCGCTGGTAACGAAATCTACGACAAGGATAACATCAATTACAGCGGCATCATCCAGCAGACCCTCAACTTGGAGCTGGGTGCCAACGTGGCATACTCCACCCTCATCGAGCGTTGCGGACGTTCCGTCAAGGCCAACTACCTCATCCACGTGTCCGCACTGGACGGCTGTGAACGCAGCTACCAGAACTCCGACAACGACGATGCCTGCGTGGTCACGTGGAACGGCGATAAGCAGCCTGTGCCTCTCGTGGAACAGTTCCAGACTGGTGACCTGCAGTCCGTCATCACTACGACAAGGACTCTCATGGAAGATGTGGTGGGCGTCCCGCTCACTGGCATTCCGCAGGGTACGCCTGAACGCACCGCTACGGAAATTCTCCGCCAGCAGACCAGCAAGGAAAGCAACACGGCCACATACTACCAGAACGCATTCGCTGCCTGCAACATGTTGTCCAGAATCTTCATCGAGCTGCTCAACGGTGGACAGGACTTGCGTTTCACTTTGGAGAACGGCCCGAGCGTCGTGACCAGACAGATGAAGGCCCGTCAGGAACTGACTGCCTTGTCTACAATCTGCCCAGACGACTTGAAGCCTATTATAGCCAAGTTCTTCGCTGATACATTGGAAGATGATGTTGGTAAGGATTTGAGTCGCAACATCGTGGCCAACCTGCCGAAGGATGTCCAGTTCATCGAGGACGGCGAAACCGACCCGCTCGCAGTACATCAGCTCGAACAGATGAAGGCGATTATCGAGGAACTTCAATTCCAGCTCGACGGCCAGATTCAGGCCAACAGCGATTTGCAGAAGCAGCTTGACACTGCCGAAATCAGCATGATGGAAAATCGTGAACAACGTATCCTCGATTGGCAGAAGTTCGCTGTCGCCGAGCAGGATAAGATGGCACTCGAAACCGCAAAGCTCCAACAGAATGGAGAGGTGGATGGTGCCCAGATTCAGCTCGAAGCACAGAAGCTCATGGTCGATGCAGAGAAGAACCAGGCCAAGGCCCAGAACGATACCGACAAGGTAATGCTCGAAGCCCAGAAGTCAGCCGAAGCTCTCACTAAGGCCGAGGACAACGGATACGAGCAGGGCGTGAACGACGGGGTTGATGCAGCTTACGGGAGGTAACCCATGGCAATTGTATTCAACGTAGCCAACAGTGTCCCTTATGCCAACGGCTCGATGATGCGAAATCGTCGGGCTGCCATGCGTCAGACCGAAGAAATGCGTAACAAGGTATACGCAAAGTACCAGAGCCTTGTCGGCAAGCGCTACGGCTTTGCGAACAGCTTGGCAGCTAGACGTGCCGCCAACGAGGAATTGAATAACCCGAAGCTGCACCCAGAATACTGGGACAATGATAGTCAGCCAAGGAAGACTTTGAATATGTCGTCCAGTTGCTTTGAGAAAGCGATACCGACAGCTGGTGGTGTTTTCCTCTATTTCAGAAGCAAACCAGATAAGGGATACTTCTATCCTTGTGCTGGAACAACGGCAGAAACTGCCAAGCGCTTGTCTACACTCTTGAAGTCTCCGTCTATCGGACGTGCCTACCTGAATGGCTGGGGCGCCCAGAATGGTGCCAAGAAGGTTATGTCGAAGTCTGGAAAGGCTTCTTACCAGCTAAATGGTGGAAAGAAACTCAACTTGAAGAAATTTGATGCCATTGGCAGACGCCTTGGTGGTTAGTGTAATACTTATTTGAAGCAAACGACGGGAAAACGGTTCCCGTCATCGAGAAAACCAAACCGTTATTAGAAGGGTGCCAACCTATGAGTATAAGTACTGAACAGGCCGAAAAGATGGTAGACGAGAAGATGGCTCGTGAAGCTGCCGCCTCGAAGGCTGCTGAACAACCAACGGAAGTCAAGGAACCGTCAACACCAGACCCTAAGCCCGAGGAACCGAAGAAGGACGAACCTCCGAAGGAAGAACCTCCAAAGGAAGAGCCCAAGAAAGAAGAGCCTCCCAAGGAAGAGAAGCCAGAGGAAAAGCCCGAGGAGAAGGAGCAAAAGGACAAACTGGAAGAGGGCAAGGAAAAGAAACTCCCTCCGTCCAAGAAGTACACGAAAGACCAGCGCATCGCTCATTCTTTCGCAATCGAAAAGAAGAAGCGTCAAGCAGCACAGGCCCGTGTAAAAGAATTGGAAGCAGAACTCGATAAAATCAAGGGGCTCAAGCCAGCCGACTTTGGTGACGATGTTGAGGCCTACACCTCCTACCGTATAGAAGAAGCGAAGAAAAGAGACGAGTTAGAGAGGAAACAGGAATTCATCAAGCAGTCCGAAGCCGACGAGCAACAGCTAGAAACCGAACGCAGGGTCAGCATGTGCTTCCCTGATGAAGCGGAACGTGAAGAGTACGATAACCTTATCGCCTCCCGTGGCCGTGAATTCTACGACGCACTGCAACAGTATGACCCGCAAGGTGTCGTCCTAGATTATCTGAACGGCGTAGAGGAGTACCCGAAAGTCCTCCGTGAGCTGATGACAAACTCCAAGAGCTTGGCCTACGTATTCCGTGACCGTGACCCTTGGGAACTGCGTCACAACTTGCATGTCTTCACAAAGGAATTCCTTGCTGGAAAGCAGGCAGTCCCCGAAGAGAAGAAAGAACCTGAACAGCAGCCTGAACCGCCGAAACCGAAGATTCCAGTTATCGGAAAGCAGGTGACAGCGCAGGCTAAACCAACCGAACCCGTGCACGACAGAGCATATTGGAATGAGTATCTGCGTAAGCACCCGAACGGCTAACCTTTTTTAATAACGGAGTTGCATTATGGCAAACGAATTTAAGACCTCCCGCAAGACTGAGCTTGTAGCCCTCAGAGCGGCTGAATCTGCTGGCTACCTCACCGTCGGTTCCAAGAAGTATTTCAAAGACCAGTTGAAGCACAAGAGAAATGGAACCGCCTTCGACTATGTTATCCGTGACGCAGGTGAATACCAGCGTGGCATCGACCTCTCTGGCAAGGGCCCGTCTAACCTTGTTGAAAAGAAAGTCACGAAAGTCCTCAACGTGGGTAACGTGATGATTCAGACCAACATCCTCGAAAAGGTAACTGACGTGGATTGGGACAAGGAAATCGCAAAGCCGCAGGGCAAGAAGCTCATCAACGGCGTTGTGCAAGACGCCATCAACGGCATCATGGGCAAGGAAATCGACGGCACTGTCGTTACGGCTTACGACGGCGACTTCGGTAACCAGAACACCTGCTTTGCTGGTATCGGTTACGGCCCGCTCACCGACGCTACGAACTACTTGGCATCCGTCTCTGACGAATCCCAGTACATGTTCATCAACCCGATGGTGAACTCCAAGCTCTCCAACGCAGGCGACGCATTCAAGCCGACTTCTGCCGACCCGATTTTCTCCAAGGGCCTCATCGGTAAGCTTGGCGAAACGGAAGTCCGTACGAACCAGTTCATGCCGCTCGTCATCATCACTCCTGCCCTTGCTGCTGACTTCGCTGCTCACAGCTCTGACGGCGTGACCTATGCCGAAACGGACAGCGACGGTATCGCAACCCTCACCTTCACTGGCATGTCCACGAAGTTCCCGAAGGGCTCTGTGGTATGGTTCGACAACGCCTACGCTACCGACCTCGTCGGTGACCGCACCAGCTCTCTCAAGGCATTCATTGCCATTGAAGACGGCACGGCTAACGGCGTGATGGTCGTGAAGGCCCTCTCTGCCGAAGACTGGGTTGGTCAGGGCACGAAGGTGCTCTGCAAGGCTGACGGCTCCGCTTTCGGTGCTACCAAGGCTGCTGCTATCGCCGCCTTCAACAGCGGCGCTGGCACTCCGATTGGCTTGGAAGCTGGCAAGTACTTCTCTGGCCTCGTCCGCTTGGACGGTGCTATGGAATTCGAAACCGTTGACGAAATCGACGCTTCGAACGCCGACACCGAACGTGCTGACAACGAAGGCATCGTTATCTTCCAGAACCGTGCAATCGACACCATCAAGGGCTCTAACGTGACCCGCTGGACCACTACGGTCATGGCTGGCATTGTTGAACCTCGTGCCGTGGCACTCGTCCTCGTGAAGGATGCCGACGTGAACAAGGTCAAGCTTGTTTAACGAGAAGGGCGGGCCCTCGAACCCGCCATTCTAATCCTCAAATGTCTGATGGGCCTTGCCTGTCAGGCATTTTTTATTCGTCCTTGTTTACGCAGCTAACCTTGCCCGTACCTATGCTTTCCTTGTACTCGGCGTAGGCCTCGTCAATCCATGCGTCCAGTTGTTCCTTCCTTTCCCTTTCCTTGAATACCTTCTTGTAGTATTTGAGCACTGCGACGTACATCGAGCGGTAGATGTAGCTGTACGGCTTGACCCCTTCCTTGATGTAGTGGAGTGCATTCCACCCGTCCATGAACATTAGGTCTGTCAGGTCGTCCATTTCACTTTTCGTGGGGTTGACCTTGGGGTGTTCCAGTACGATGTTCATCATTGTCATGACGTATGTGTATAGCCTGTTCTCCTCGGCGTTCGTAAGTGTATTTGCGTTGTACTTGCCGACGAGTGCCGTGAAGTCAGCCATGTCGAGGTCGTAGCCTTTGTTGAACTCTGGGCTTTGGTAGCTGATGTCCTTTTGTCTCTTTCTGTCTATTGGTTTCCAGATTAATAGTTCCATAAAACTCCTGTGTTTTGTACACATATAGTTTATACATTCTACCCTTAAAAATACTTATTTATAACGCAAAAATACATATACGAATTTTGGCCACAGCTATGCCTTGGAGGAAGGAATATGGCTCTTAATTATCTTTTGGACCCGATGTTCCAGATTGAGAACAGTGCGGGCAAGCCTGCTACTGACGGCTGGCTGGAAGTCTACATTCACGGTACTCGTACCAAGTACTACTGTGCATCGAACTTCGATGGCACTCTTCATCCGTTCAAGATTAAACTCGACAGCCTCGGCAGCAATATCGTTCTCGCCGACGACGGCCAGTCTTACGACGTATACGCATACAACCGCTTCGGCTCTCTTCTGATGAGCCGCTACAACGTGCAGCCTGGTTCTGGCGGTTCTGGCTCTGGCGGAACAGTCAGTGAATTGCAGCACTGGCTAGGCATGTACGGGCCGACATACACCCCGTTCCCTGGTGACAATGCTGGGCATACGCTCGGTATCAGCAAGTGGGAAATCGATTACGTTGGCGACTTCATCGACCGTATCGAGACATGCCCGTATCCTGACGGAACTACTCCCGAAGGCTACATCTACTTGAAACCTGGCCTCTACTTTGTCAGCTGCATTATACGCTACCAGCAGGCAGATGACGCCCTCTCCAACACGTTGGACGAGGTTCTGATGTATACTGGTGCAGGTAACGCAAACGAGTCGCTGGCCTACCAGATGGATTCCTCGGGACCCGAAGCGACTGGCAACCGCCACAATGTTCGTGTGCAGTTTATCCGCAAGGTTCCAGACAACGTAAGTTCCAGCGTGCTCTACTTCGCACCTGGCACTCCCGTCAACTGGAAGGAAGCATACATTCAGAAGCTCGAAATTGTGAAGCTCGACGGTGTACAGGGTCAGCGTGGTGAAACAGGCGCAACAGGCCCACAAGGTGAAACAGGAGCAACTGGCGCCGCACTTACATGGGATGACCTGACGGAAGAACAGAAAGCCGAATTGAAAGGTGAGACTGGTGATACTGGCCCCAAGGGGGATACAGGTCCACAAGGCGAACCTGGCCCGAAAGGTGATACTGGACCGCAGGGTGAGACTGGCCCCAAGGGAGATACGGGTCCTGAGGGTACAATTCCTTTCACTGTTCCGTTCGTAGCGGGCGACGGCATCATAATGGAACTCGACAGCGATGGCGAGGAATTGAAGGTTATCATCTCGGTTGACAGCGACAGTGTTCCTCCTGGTGAGACGGGAGCAACAGGTGCGACAGGAGCCACAGGCCCGCAAGGTGACACAGGTGCCACTGGAGCGACTGGTCCACAGGGAGACACAGGTCCAGAAGGTCCGCAGGGCCCGAAGGGTGACACTGGAGCCCAAGGCCCAAAGGGCGATACAGGCGCCACAGGTGAGACTGGCCCCAAAGGTGACACAGGAGAACAAGGCCCCAAGGGGGATACGGGTGAGCAAGGACCTGTCGGCGAAACGGGTCCAAAAGGAGACACTGGTGAGCAGGGTCCCAAGGGAGACACGGGCCCTCAGGGAGAACAAGGAATTCAGGGCATTCAAGGTGTAACTGGTCCACAGGGCGACACAGGTCCTAAGGGAGACACAGGTGCAACTGGTGAGAAAGGAGATACTGGCGCTACTGGCGAGCAGGGTCCTAAGGGTGACACTGGTCCGCAGGGTGAAACTGGTGCCACTGGTGAACAAGGCCCTATTGGTGAAACTGGTCCTAAAGGTGATACAGGTGAACAAGGTCCTCAGGGAGACACTGGACCACAAGGAGAGACTGGTCCCAAGGGTGATACAGGTCCCCAAGGCGAGACTGGTCCAAAAGGAGACACTGGCGAACAGGGACCAAAAGGTGACACTGGTGAAACGGGTGCAACAGGTGCAACTGGTGAGCAGGGTCCCAAGGGCGATACAGGTGAGCAAGGCCCAAAAGGTGACACTGGTGAGACTGGCGCAACTGGTCCGAAAGGTGATACGGGTCCAGAAGGTCCTGTCGGAGCAACAGGTGCCACTGGCCCGAAGGGTG